TTGCATAATTTGCAATGCTAATTTCTCTCGTTATTACATTTCCTGGAGCACCCTCAAATCCATTTATAACATTATTAAAAAATAGTACTTTACCCAATTTAAACGTTGATACACCTAATTGATGAGTGCTAAATATATTGACAAATGAACAGGACACTATTTCCGATTCAGTTTCAGCAAATAATACTATTGGATTAATTGTATCAGATGTCACTGTTTTGATATCTTCTTCGAATTTTACATTTTTCATTGTCGTAGATTGTGGTATGTGAAAAATGTGTTGTTTTTCAGCAGGATTTGTATTTTTAAAAATGAAATCATCACACATTGACCCATCTAAGGTCATACTACCTTTTAATGATATAATAGCCCTACCGCTACTTTCCGGCAATCCATAACCACGTATGGTATTTTCGTTTGTCAAAACACATTTTGTACCTACAGGATAGATAACACTATTGTATGGTGCGGTGCTTATTGCCGCTTGTAACTTTAATTCGTCGTGGTCGCCGTCGCACGCGACAAATATTTGATGTTTTGTTTTTGTCGACGTACCTGCTATAGGGATTGATGTATTTTTGTTTCCACCTACATATATTTCAGCCTCTGATTTGTCATCACTATATGCAATAGCTATTTCACCTTCCGAAAGTGTTAATCTATTTATATCGCTTTTCAAACCGTGCTTTGCTATAAATCTTGTTGCCATTCTATCAATCCTCCTTTCCTTAATACGTTCCGCAATCAATGACCGATGTTACTTGTGCAGACAGTTCAAGTGGGTTAAAATCACCGCAATCAAAACTGTTTTCGGGTTCACTGTCAAAGTTACCGCCGTCAAGCTCTGTTCCTAACTGTTCCATACCGAATACACCACCGTCGTATGATGTAATACCGATTGCTGTGTACAGATTTTGAAGTTCGTTTGTATACGCATACACTATTTCTTCGACAAAAGCCTTAAAATCAATATAGTCAAAGTATTTATCAAGGTCTTTCACCTTGTCCCATATTGCTACTCTATCTTCTGTGATAGTATCAAGTACATTCTTGTTACTGTGCTTGTGAGCCAGTGTTTGCAGTGTATTCACCACATTTTCAAGCATTTCCCTTGTGTTTATTTCATCATCAAGTTTTGCGTTTGTATCGTCAATCTTGCCGTTTAACACGCTATCCATATCTTCAAGAGATTTTTGTATAATCTCAATTTCAGATTTGGTTATGTACTCTTTATCATTAACAAGTTGCGATACAAGTGTAGGAACGCCTAAAGCAAGCCTTAAACTCTCTTTTGAAATATCTTTTTTGAGTGATATTCCTGCTATTTGAGTTATTTTCAGAACGTATTTATTAAGCAAGTCAGGTGTTTCAGAGCCGAAGTCTGTCTTTTGATAACATACATTACCCTTCATTTAACCACCCCCATTAATTTAAACGCACCCTTACACATAGATTACAAGGCTTTGTGTCCTTGTTTTCAAACTTCAACGCCGATACAGTCTTATTTACAACATAGTTTTCTTTGACTTCCGACCATAGTTCGGTCTTATGCGGTTTTCTTGACATAGTGGCATATAAAGCAACGTCGTCACCGTCACATTGCCAACCTATATCGTTCACACCTCTCTTATTTGCCGATACAACAGGCATTTTAAGATATATTACCTTTCCCGCTCCGACTGTATCTTCATATACATAATCGAAGCCGGTTGTCATTCGTTCGAATTCTTCCATTTCTTCTGCATTTGTTGGTTTGTTATACATTATTATTTATCCCCCTTTTGAACTCAACGTGTGCCATACCGCTTGCATAGTCGATAGTAAAGCTGTGTAGACTGTCCATAGGCAAGTCAACAATTTTGTCAGTAGTACAGTCTTCGTTTTTATAGATAATTTTTATGTCCTTGAGATATTGTTCTTCAACAATCATTCTCTTCATAGTTTGACATATCTCTATATCTATTGAGAATAGCCAAGCCGTTGGTTTTCCGTTTACAAACAACAGCGTTTCGTTTGGGTTTTTACACGCCATTGCGGCGTTGTCGCCTATTCCAAATAACATCATATATTTTTCCTCCTTAACTTGTACTTGACGGTAAGCCTACTACATTACAACTTGAAAAGTCCCAAGTACCCAATGGATAACATTTTTTTTGGTCGTAATTGTAACCAAACAAAGCCTTTCCCCAAGAATACATACGCATAACACCTTTGCCTGCTTCACTTAAATAAATTCCCCAAGCACAATCATTGCTTATTGCTGTTGCTCCTTCGCTTGCGTCTTTTTCAAATATACCTACATCGCCCAAACCGCTTGCTATTTTAAAGTATCGGTTTCTCACCAAGCCTCCGTAAAATTTCGCCGCCTCTATTTCACCGTTTGAATAGAGATTTCCATTGAGTTTAACGTTACCGTTTAAAATAAATCCGTCTGATGTTTGCGTAAATGCGGAATTAATACCGTTTTTTTCGTCATACTCTAACCAATCTTGTAAAATATCATTGAAATAATAATATTTGTTGTTATATTTGTAGAGTTTTTCTTTATCCAACGTTTTATCGCTTGCGGACGGTTTTTCTTTTACTGTAACAGCCTCTGATGTATTCATTTTTTCGAATGCAAGCGATTCAATCTTTTCTGCTGTTTGATTAAATTGTGTTTCCACGCCTTTCTTTAGTTTTGAAACCCTTGTAGATATTCCGTCGGCAGTCATAGTGAACGTTGAAGATAATGTTTCTACTGAATTATCCGTGTATTCTTGACTTGATACTACTGACATTTCAATAGCTTGTGCCGTTTGCGATACGGTTGAATATTGATTTAGACTGTTTTCTAAGTCCTCATACGATACTTTGCTTTCTATCTTTTCAGCCGTTACACTGAATTGAGTATCATAGCCGTTTAATTTCTTTCGCAAAGTAGTTGCGAGGTTGCTTTCGTCTATGTTGTCTAAAGCGTCCTCTAATGTCCTTTTCAGCTTAACGTATTTGTCGTTTAATTCTGATACTGTTTCTCTAAGCTGTTTGTAATTCATATTGTTAATATCATCTTGATGATACAAATAACTCACCTCCTGGAGTAATACCGAGTTCCATTTCATAGAAACGCACATAACCGTGTCCCTCAAAATGTAGCTTGTAGCCATAATTAGCGGTCATTCGTGGTTTTAAGCGTATTGCTTGCATACCTTTCCGACCGTTACTGTCATATAGCAACTGCGATGTTTCAGGATTAAATTCTTCATTGTCGTACAGTGCATACACCTTGAAACGCCCCTCAATATACGCAAGCATTTGAAATTTTGCTATATGTTTGATATTTACTGTCTGATATGTGCTTGATGATGATGATGTCAGTATGGTTGATAAATCTGTTTCACAGCTCCAATCATCCGTATATTTGTTCGTATCCATTTTGTATACAACACCGTCTTTGCATAACATATACATACCGTTTTTGTTATGTGCAAAGCCTAATACTTCACTTTCGATTGCTTGTTGCGACCATTGACCGACCATTGTGTCATACACAAACAGATACATTTCGCCTTGTCTGTCTGTACAATACAAGTAATAGTTTCTTCCGTCACTACCCGATACAGCACTTTTGAACTCATCAATGCCAAGATTGTAGCCAATCTCACGCGGCTGTGAGCCTGTATACACCTTGATTTCATCATCTGACGCAAATATCAGTTTGCCGTTTACCTCTTGTATGCTCCTGTTGTCAATAGACCCCTCCGCATACACGTCAACCAATCTGAACGGATTTTTACTGTTGTATATTTCGTGCATAAAGTCACGTTTAAAGCAAACAACGTGGTTGTCATACACTGTTATACCTGTAAAGTTACCGCCTGCTTTTGTGTTGGTTTGTGAGGCACTGCTCCACGCATTACTATCATTACTTTCGGCTACGGTGTCTAAGTTCCAATTCGTGTAGTCGTTGTAGCCTGAAACGTGTACTCTATCCTCATCAACTCCAAAAAGTCGTGATAAATGTACTACCGCATACTTTAGATTAGGGAACGACGGCGAAACAGTTATTCCGAAACCACTTTTTCCGCCACCTATATCGCTACAAAATTGATAGGTTTGATTATCGTAAGTGTTAAGCCAATAGCAACTCTTATTACTCCCCTCAGGCGGTGCGTAGTTTTCGGTAAATTCATAATACTCTGATACTTTCTTGCCGTTTTCAAGATTTTTAATCAATTCGTATTTGTATTTATCGTCGCTATCCTTATCGGTGTTTTCGGTCCTTTTGTAATATGCTTTTGCCGTAACTTCTTTGTCGCTTATCTTTTCGTAATAATCGGTTATATTCGTACCGTATGCAATATCAGTTACTTCCTCATACTCATACGGTATTATCGTACCGTTATCATCAGCTTTTCTTACGTATAGTTTGGTTTGAACCGTACCTGTACTATCAGAAACCTTTTCATAATAACTTGATATATTATCGCCTGTTTTCAGATTACGAACTTTCACATATGTATAAGGGAACGAAGTGCCTGTTCGCTCGTAAAATGTTACATTTGTATTTGTTCCCAATGGTGCAGGCTCTCTTTGATATAAGCCTTTGCCTTTTAACTTATCGCCTTGCTGTAACCAAGTGGCAACGGTGTATGTATATGGCGAGTATTCACCTTGCCTTTCGTAGTAATACACATCGCCACCGTCATATGTTGTTTCATTCGTATCTTCTATCGGCACATAACCGTCACGGAACACCTTATATTCCGTCTTTTTGTAACCGTCATTATACGTTTGTTTACTTGACTTTCTGTAACCGTCATTGTAATACTCGTCTTTCGTCTGCGTATATCCGTCGTTGTAGTATTTTTTTATTTCGACGTCCAAATTGCTTGTTTTAAAGTAGTTCACGCCGCCTGTCAAAGTAAATCTACCTATCGCCCCATTCCAAACATAGTAAGTTTTTTTGCCACTGCTTTCTTTTTGACAATACATAACATCAATATCGGCATTGCCGTCCTCAACTGCCTGTTTGTCAAATGTAGTAGGGTCTTTGTCTGTATCTACAATCTTCATAAACATAGATACTTTGTCAGGAAACAGTATCAATTTCTTTACATATGTGCCACCAAGTACATCAACGGCATTTTCATATACATTGAATTGCACCATACTACGCTGTATCGCGTCAGTTTCTTCTGTCACGCCTTTTTTTATTAGACCTGTATATACTTTTGTGATTTGTCCTTTACTGTTTTTCTTGTCGCTCAAAACGAGATAATCAAGTTTTAATTCTGTATCGTCACGATAGATAACAACAAGGAAATCATCAAAACTGAATAGCGATATAGGGTGTTTGTATTCAAGTCCCATATCGGACAATATGTCTACTCTGCTTTGCGACGGTGTTAAATAAGGTGCCTCGGCTGTAGAAATGTTGCATTCCATAGACAAAGCACCTGTATCTATAACTTGCCGTCTGTTTAAACCGCTCCAATTCAGCTTGGAAAGGCTATATTGCTTTAGTGCCTGTGGTAATGGTACTTGTCCGAATTGTAATTCGTTTTGTTTCTTTGCCATATAACCCCTCCTTTACTGTCCGAATTGTTGGGCTTTATCAGATAGCCATTGTTTGAAATTTTCAAGTAAAATATTGTAATTGTTGAGCCAATTTGACGCAGGACCGTACTCATTTTCAAGTGAATACGCCTCGCCTCTCAACTTTGACTTTACCAATTCGATAAATTCTATCGGTATCATCACGTTACCGTCTTGTATTTCGTCATTTTCATTTACTTTTATCAATTTAGGCTTGATATGATAGATTAATTTAATAAAATTAGGTGTTTTTTGCATTTTAACAGCTAAATTATCACCTTTTTTATAAAAACAATCGGGAAATACGAAACCGCTCGTTATACTCGTCTTTATTAATTGTGTTGTATCTGCATACACCGCATATATATCTTCAAACCGTATCGGTGCTTCATTATCCGAAACATCAAGGTTCGCAAGCTGTATAACGTCCTCTTGCGGTTCGGTAATTATCAAGTCGTTCTGTTCTTTTATAATCGCACTGTATAACAGCCATTGCAGACTGTTCAGCCACGTTGCATACGTCGAATTTGTGATAGGAAGTGCGACGTCCACTTCGTTCTGTAATTCCGCTATTAACGCTTTTGCAGATATTCCACTGTCAAACACTTCTCTACCACCTCATTCGTCGTACATGTCTGTTATGTGCGTGATTTTTCCAATAATGCACATAGGCATTTCTTGATTTTCGTGTAAATTCTTGTTTGAATATACCTTGTTGGTCGTAACCACAAAGGTATAAGATATTGTCCACGATTGCCGGAGTATAAAGCGGTAATACAACGTTTTCATCCGATAAATCGTGTACTGGTGTAAAATGCACACCCTCTTTGAATAGTAAGTCGGGATATAATGCTTCAAGTTCTGCAACGGTGTCGTTAAAGAAATTAAAGAACCGTCGCTGTTCAAGAGGTACTTTAAGACTTACTTTTTCATATATTTCTTTAAGTGTTACTTCTGCTTGTTCCAATCTATCACCGCATTTCAGAAAAAAATATTTCAGCAAGTGCCTAAAATAACGGCAAAAATACGGCAAGGCAACATATAATTACCTTGCCGTAAAGATTAAATACAGTTGTAAATTCTGATTAGACCACCAGGATTTGAGCAGATAAGGTCACCATAGTTTGCAAGCAACGCTCTGTAAACTGATGAATTTTCCTTTAGGTTGAAAATGCCACCGCCTTGTAGGTCAGCGAATTTCCATTCCTGTGTATGTAGTTCAAGCGCTGATGTATCAACACCCCAAATTTCATCATCCGGCACGAACATTTCGTTGACAACATCAACCTGTCTGTTGCCGAAAGCAAACTGAATTGATTTGAAACCACCCTGTAAGGTGTTCTGTTCAACTCTGATATTGTTTACTCTTAGGTATTCTGTGTAGTGGTCGTACGCTTCGTCACCACACAACAGCATATCAACCTTTGAGTTCTTGTCCTTTTCGGCACGTCTTAGAGCCTTTGTGATAATGCTGTCCTCAACATTATCATTTGCGTCAATAACAATAGGCTTGACAAACGGATTGTCTGCCTTGCTTACGCCGTAAATTGTTGAAACTTCATCGTCGAAGATAGCACCAAGACCTGTGATTTCACGGTTAAATGAGTTCTGCACCGTCATAAAGCCGTCAACAAGTGCTGTTGTAGGTGCTTTGTCAAGGATAATCTCATAGTTACCGTTGCTGTTCTTTGTACGGTTGATTGCAATAATTCGTAGCTGTTTAGCAACCACGTCGTTTGGCGTTGTAGCCGAGGTAGGATAAAAGTCTACAATCAAGCCTTCCTTGACGTACTTAATATCAGTTACTTCAACTTTTGTTGTCGGAGTTGTCTGTTTAACAACCTTTGTTAATGCGCCTGTGCCGTTACCGAATAGTGAACGTCCGACGTTCCATTTTGCTGTTTCATATGCCGCCTTAACTTCTGTGTCAAGTGCGTTTGCCATAGAGCCATTCTTGCCTGTAAGTTGTACAGCTTTGATTGATAGTTCAACGTTTGTATACATATCTTTTGCGTATGTTCTGAAACGTTTGAACATAACGTTACCTGCTTCAGGTGTCGCAAGTCCTTCTTCACCGTAGCCAAAGCCACCTGATAGACCGATTGGAGCTGACGCAACAATCTCATTTGATACCAATGACTTTTTCTTGATTTTTGATAGTAGTGGTGTAGGCTCGATACCGAGTAGGTTATTCCATACCGGTAAGTAGTTAGATTTTAGAGCCTCTTCAATAGTTTTTAAGTTTTGTTCTCTTCCCATTTAAAAATTCTCCCTCTTTTGTAATGTGGGTACGTTATTTCTCTCTGAACATATTTTTTGTTCTTTTGGAGGCGTCGTCCCAAGTTGTTGGTTTTTCCTTTATTGTTAATGCCGCGTTTACAGCGCCGTTTGACGCTGACATTGCAGGCACTTGCTGACTTTGTTTAATGTCGTCCAATCTCTTTTTTTCAATCATTTGTTGAAATTCAGGATTGCTGTCGTAGTATTTCATTAATTCTTCTGCTGTTGGGTCTGACGGTGGCGGTGTATTCGCAGAATTTACGCCGTTTGCAATCATATACGCCGTCAAATACTTTTCGTCCATAGGTATATCGTCGTTGTCTAACCACTTGTTATGTTCAATGATGTAGTCCAGCTGTGGCAACATATCGTTAATACCTTTCAGTTCATCAACACCGTTAAACGCCTCAAGCATTTCCCTTTTTTCTTTCTCACGCATACCGTCCTTTGCGTATTGCAAGGCAGGTTCAACGTCTTTTAGCACTTGCTGTGTGACGTATTTTTGCATTGCGTTTGCATAGTCCTGTTGCATTTGCTGAACAGTTGCATCGTCCTCGAAAGCTAAACGGTTTACATCCAACATTGGCATTTGCATTGCGTCCTCTATAATTGCTTGCTCACGTTGCTGTGATTGCTGTGTTATAGTCTGTTGCAATTCGTTATTTGTCTGTCTTAGCTGTTCGTTTTCTGACATTATGCGTTGATAATCTTGTTCACGTTGTGCCGCCGCTTGTGCCGCCGCCTGTGCTACATTCGCCGCCTCATCAACCGCATTATTATCCTGTGTCGGTTGTTCTTGTGCTTGTGGTTCTTGCTCTTGTCCCTCTTGTTGTGGTTCTTGCTCTTGTCCCTCTTGTTGTGGTTCTTGTGGGGTATCTTGGGGGGTGCTTTCTTCGCCCAATACCTCTTGACCGTCAAACATATCTTCGGTCGCTCGTCTTGCGTCGTAGAAATTATCCATTATGTATAGTCCTCCTATCTTTGTCCTTGTTGCGCCAACATAGCCATTACATTCTGCTGTTGGTCTTGTGTCTGTGCCTGTTTATGTAGTCTGATATGGTCCTCTAATGCTTTTGCATACTCAGGCTTTTTCAGTTTTAACAGCTGAAAATCCAACTGTAAGATATACCGCAGGTGTTCGTCTATGTGTATATCGTGGTCGTCAAACTCTGATACCCTCGGTACTGCACCCTGCTCAAAAAATACATTTTCACGTTGTGCCGCTTGAATTTGCAGTGCATTGATGTTCATTATTTCGGTGTAATTGCCTACTTTCATAAACTCCAGTGCCCTCTGTTTTACACGTTCAGGTATCTGACCGTTTGCGTCGGTAAACAGTCCCATTTTGTATGCGTCGAAGAAACGTTCCTTTTGCACTTCTTCCGACATCAACAGTTCATTTTCTGTGACGTATTCCACGTCATAGCTGTTAATATCGTCGCTATTCCAAATAATCGCATTACCGATACGATTTTTACCTGTACAGTTCAGTACACGTCGTGTATTTGCGTATTTTTTGTAGATTTCAAGCCACATTACCGCCAAATTTTTGATACTGTTTCGAATATGGTCGCCTGTCAGCGATAGACGTGTATTGTCTATGTCAACAAGGTTCTGTATAGCTGTACCTGACGTTACGCCTGCAGGCGTTGCACCGTTCATCATCAGCTGTGATACACCTGCTACATATTCCATATCGCTTTTCAGATTGTATCGTTCTGTCATAATCTCTGACGGCAAATTGCCATTCGGAATAGGTGTCGGCGGTTTTGTTCCCTGTCTGTATACCAACATTGCACCCGGTGCCGCACCGTTTTGTTCAAATTCTTCGATGTCGATACTGCCTTCCTCGGTGTAGAAACCCTGTATTGCAATGCGTTTGATGTATTCGTGTATTCGGTTCAGACAGCCGTTATACGCCCTTTGACGCGGTATCAAATCTTCAATTATTGATTTTCCAAAAAACTGTCCTGCCGATTCGCGACACATCATTTGTGTTAATGGTATGCGTGAATACGGTAGCGGACCGTAGTAAACCAAATGTTCGTCACCGACAATGATTATCATTCTTCCGTCCGGTCTATGTTTTGTCGGACGTTCAAAATACGTAATCACTTTTGCGGCGTTATCTACCGAACGTGTACCTAATGTTGTGACGGTATTCTCGTAACCGAAACCGCCTCCGGCAACAACGGGTGTCAATTCAAACGTTTCAACCGTTGCACCCTCAACTTTGATACCGTATAGGTCGTATATTTCCTCTTTGGTCTTTACCTGCTCCAAAATGATTGAACGCTGTGCCTCTACGCCTTCTTTGAAAATGCTTTCGGGGAACACCTCATACGGTGTTATCAGTCCGTACTCCAAATCACCTTGATAAAACGCTTGTTCAAACTTTTGTTCATTGCCTTCATCATCAACCGTAACGACTTTTTCGGTGGCGTATTTCTCGCCCTTGTCCTTATCCCACCACGATAGCCAAAAACAGTTACCGCACAATTCATTCCACTGTATTGCAGTGTTTTTCTTAGTATCGAAATCGCTTGAAGTCTGCAAATACTGCAATATCGTAGTTGATGTTTCAGCCTTTGCGTAGTCCTCTAATTCGTTTGTGCGTGGATTGACTTTCATTCGATAGTTAATCTTTTTCAGGTTAGCTATTCGCGTATCTATTAACGGTGCAATCTGATTGAATGTTTCACGCTCCAACCAATCGTATACAGGTTCCAACTGCTCTATTTCGCGACTATACGGATTAAAATCGCAATACTGATTACCGACTAAAAAATTAGCATTTAGATGCCATTGTGTTTCCAATGCCGAACGTGCTGAACGGCGTTTCTCTAATTCTTCGTGAATATTTGCGATAATATCTTCTTTGTACAGCTGATTTCCGTCGTCGTCGGTGTCAATTACTCTGTCAACTTCTTCATCATCTGCACTTTCGCTGTTAGGTGGTGAAAACATACTCTTTACGCTCGCTTTTATGCCCTGCAATACAGGTGAATATCTTAAATTCATTATTCATCACCCGCCTTTGTGTCGTTCTTGCGCCACCTATTCAAAACGGCTTTATGCCTGCTGATAGGTTGCTTTGGCTCATTGGCTTTGATGTTGTTGTATTCGGTCATATTTCTGCACATCAACCTGTTATACAGGTCTTTGCGTTCGATATGTTGTACTATCGTCATTCCTACTATGGTTAGTGTCTGAATAGCTATAACGCATAGCAGAAACCCTGTTACATTCATAGCCATTCCCCCTTAATCAGCCTGTAAAATGCTTTCAATCAACGTTTCTTTGTCGGCGTTTGCGTTGATACCCATTTCCTTTGCGATTTTTTTCAAATCATTGTATTTAACGCCGTCCAAATACTCCTTTGTGTACGGAATAGGGTATTCTTCTGTGTTGTTATCCTCTGTTTCAACCGTTTCTTCCGCGTTTTCTACCGTTTTCTCTATTCCACCGTGGAAAAATAGCGGTGGTGGTGGTACTGATACCGTCTTTTTTTCTGCTGACGGGTCGTATTCTGCAACAGCTTTAACCGCCTGTTTTAAACATTCTTCGCAGATAATGACACTGTTACCGAATTCGTTTGTATTTGTCAGTGAATATGTATCGGTATTTTTGCACCCTCTGACTTCGCATTTTCTCTTTATCTTCTTGATTTTCATTAGAAATAGCTCCTCCTTTTTTCTAATCTGCCTTTTAATGCTTTCTCTCTGTACTTTTGTACCGCCGTCTTTTCCTCTTTTGGCGGTTTTGACGGTGATGTGAATTGCAACACGAAATATCGCAACGCGTCAGGTAAATGTGTTATATCGTGTGGCTCTGTCGCACAGTCCGTCGGGTGTTTGGTATCACGTTGCAGTGATGTTAAACAGTCGATTAATTCAATGCAGTTATCGAATATCATCAATCGGCTACTGCCGTTCTTGACCTGTAATAAATCTTTGACTGCCAGCCAACCTGCTTCGCGGTTATTTGAACTTTTTAGCAGCGGTAAACCGCCCTCGCGGAACAAATCTGCTTTTGTTTTACCGCTTTCTTGCGTCCTGCCCCACATATCGGGTGGGGCGGCGGTGTATTCTATTCGTTCGTCAGTCGGCGTCAGATTGACTATTTCCCCTGCACCGACTGAAATAACCTTATTGCTTTCAGCGTACTCGCGGTAAACATAGTAGTTACCGTGTTCGTCAATAGCCACCCATACACACGCCAAACAATCCAAACCGTAGTCCATACCACGATATTTACGCCAATGTTTAGGAATTTGAAACGGTTTAACAATGTGTATTGACCTATCAAATTCGTTGAAATACCGTCCCTCAAGCAAGTCCCAACTGCCGTCACGCCACGCCTCTCGCAGTCCGTCGGGCAGGTTATTTAACATATCAACATAGCCTGTATCTGTTTCCAATAACACCGCATTATCAAACACCGTCGCTGGAATGAACAGATAGTCGTTAGGATTTTCAGAATTACGGTATTTTTTTGACACAAACAGACGTTTAACCCATTCGTGACCGACACCACCGGGATTACAGGTCAAATACATTCGTTTTGGAAATGGATTAGCACCACGAATACACGCAGTCAGTGTTGAATACTGATATTCAGTAAATTGCGTAGCTTCGTCCATAAAAATGACGTCATACTCGATACCCTGATATTGATTAACGTCGCCCTCACTGTCGCAATACCCCATTTCCAATAACGAACCGTTATTGAAATAGAAACATTTTTCCTGTTTGCTATATCTTGCTATACCTTTTAGCAATGGCTCTAACTCTCGAACGTGGTTACGCTCCAAATCCCTGTATGTCCGTCGCAGAAATAACATTTTTATACCCGCATATCTGATAGCCAACAGCACTGCTTTCATTCTGACCGCCCACGACTTTCCGCCACCTCTTGCTCCGCCGTACATAATCATTCTGTTGTGTGCGGTAAAGAACTGCTCCTGTTTTGGATTGGTGCGTGATAGGTCTAATTTCAGACTATTCTGCATATTTCATCACGTCCTGTGGCATTTTAATTTCAATCGTCGTGTTTTCTGTCGATTGACCCTGTGCCAATGCACGTTTGTCGTACAGTGTACCTACCGCCGTGCTTATTTCACTTAGCTTGTGCAGCTCTATTGACCTTATCTTGGCTAACAGTTCTTTTTTTTGTGTTGCCGTCATTTCATCATCTTTTGCTACATCATCTAATAATCTGTCTAATTCCTGTTGGTGCTTTAGTGCCGTTTCCATACGCCTGTTAATCAGTTCTGCACCGTTTTCAATAGCTCTACTCGCCGTTTCGATGAAACCCTCGCGGACCTCTCGCCGTTTTTCTGCATATTCGTCCATATCAGGCGGATGTCGTCGCCACCACGATTTTAACGTGTTTACGGGAATACCCATTTTGCGCGATACTAATTCCCAATTTCCCAATACCGTGTATTCCGCAAATGCCTGCTCGCGGTCGGCGTCTGTATATGTTCTCTGTTTTGCGATGGCTGACACCCCCTTTTTTCGTCAATTTAATATTTCCGTCCCCACCGACAATCAGTGAAATATTAACCCACCGTCACCACGACGGTTCTACCTACTATATGTAGTAAATCAAATCTATCCCCCACACTATTTTCCAATTTTAATATTTTTGCATTTTGTATATATTGCATAAATAACCATAGGAATATATGTACACTTTTCATAATCTTATTTAACTTTAGCATAAAAGTATTGACTTTAGCATAAAAGTATGCTATACTATAATCAGAAAATAACAAAAGAGGTCAGCCGAAAGGCAAGAAAGGAAGATTAATTATGAAAAAGAGATTAATTTACGGAGAAACAAACGCATACGACATTATCATTAGCATTGACGAAGAAGGACGTTGCAGATACGTCACAGTCAAAGAATGGTTCCCGAATTTAGCTGACTGTGATGATGACGAAAAAACTGAAAAAGCAGAAGAATTTTTAAGAACTATTGAAGATGATAGTTCTTGGGAAAACGACAGTTACGAATTATCAGCAGACGAAGTATTAGAATATGTAGACATCATCGCTGAAATTGAAAAAGAGCTATAAAAACGCAATTCCGACGCATTTCGGTGCGTCGGTGCAATGCAGAGGTGCAATATGATAACAAGAAAGGAAGATAAAATATGAAAGAATATAGAAAGCCACTGTCAATAGTGGTGTCAAAATATGAAAGAGAGTTTACCGAAAGCGGTAAGGCTCTTATCAAATTAATAACATCAAAGACAGACTACACGATTCCACCAAGATACCCTGAACCAAATGGAACTCTCCGTTTTGGTATACCTGAAACAGAGAGCGATAACACCTCATATTGGATTGAGGTAACAGGCCGGGAAGACGAAGTAATAGGTTATCGTTGCGGAAATGGTCAAGGTTGCTTTACAGTAGAGGACTTTAAAGCCAATACTGTAGAAGATTTTATCAATGATAAAATCAAATTTAATTAATAGGAGGAATTTAAAATGCAAAAAATAATTAAGGGTCGTAAGTACGACACAGACACCGCACAGGAAGTGTGCGGATACTCCAACGGATTGCCGTCGGGCGATTTTGACGCCCTTTGCGAGCAACTGTATGTAAAGCGTACAGGTGAGTTTTTCTTGTACGGATATGGCGGTGCAAGAACTGCCTATGCTGAAGCCGACGGCAATATGTGGACTTCAGGTGAAAAAATCGTTCCACTTTCCGAAGCTGACGCAAAGGCGTTCGCTGAAGAACACGCTTCACCGGAAGTGTACGAACAGTACTTCGGTGAAGTGTCAGAGGGTGATACCTACCGAACAACAATAACGTTATCGGCAGGAGCTAAGAAAAAGCTTCAGTCACTTGCTCTCGAAAGACGTGAAAATATCAGTCAAATCGTGGAAAGACTGATTGAAAACGCATAACAAAAAAGACGGTTACCGTTTGGTAACCGTCTTTTTTAGGAATAAATGAAAAAATATAATATCTCTCAAGTGAGCATATATATTATACCACATTTTCTACCGCAACTCAAAGTGAGTTAAGTTATACCGAAACCGTTTATAAAATTCTCGTTTTAGATTAAATAATCGTTTCGGGTGCAATCCGTATTGCATTTGTATGTAGACGTGATTGACGGAGCTGTCCGTCAGAAATTTATACAACGCTTGATAGTCTTCCCCTGCCACTTCAAGACACATATTCAGCACTGCCTTATCTTGCTCCGGCAGTCGTCTTGCGTTCACGCACAGAAAATATATCAATCCCTGCGTATTGTAGTTTATTCCTAACCTATCTAATGTTCTTGAAAATCTAAACTCCGTCAATCTCCTGTCCTCCTATTTGCTATACAATATCCTTCCGTCGTAATAGAATGTCATACCGCATTCTTTTCTTACGACCTCTTTAACTTCTTTCAGCTTGCCGTCCTGCATACCCATTAAAACCTCCTTTATTGCCTGTCCTAATTCTGTTATACGTTTCTTCTTCCATTTCAACATTGAATAGAACGTATACAGGATTATAGGTGCATTGTTTTTCATTGCACACGTAACCATTTTAATGCGGTCTTGCTCGGCAGTGCTTGTCTTGATTTTTAGTGGGTCAAAATCGTTCATCAGTTTTTCATAATCAAAATCGCACTCATCTTTTAATTCCTCTGCGAGTTTATCAATATCGCGTTCACGGTTATACACAACCCCAATATATCGAATAACTCCCTCTATGTATTGACACACGCGTTTTTGACCCCATTTGCATTTTATACGCAGATACCACGCACCTACTACCACAAGATTGACAACACCCTCTGTTGTAACTTCGTTTTCAACAATCTTGTACGACTGCAACGCTTTCTTTCTATTGAATTTCTTAATACCGCGTTTCTTTGCAATTTCATCAAAATTTTTTAATATTCTTTCTTCTTCGGCGTTTTTTATCACCTGCCTTACAGCTCTGCGTTTTTGTTTTAGTTTCTTCGCTGTTTTATCCATATCAACACCTCACCAAATTCGCCCTAACCACGTCAGGGTTTCTGTCCACAATCTTTGCTATTTCAAAATATGATAGACCATTATCTCTTAATCTTTTCATTGTATCTAATTCTTTGTTGGTTACTCGTGTCTTTTTCTTGTTTTCAGAATTGCTTGCTTTATCCGGTACATATTCCGGACACTTTTCAATCCTATACGAATCGTACGTCTTGCGGTGTACCTTTTCAGCAGTCCAACCCTCCACAGGCTGAAAGCAACTGCTCCACGAACAATCGCCGCAAGCTTTCTGACACGCCCAACATAATTGTTCTTTAACCATTTTGTACCTCGTCTAATCTCTGAACATACTCGGTAAAATACCATATCAGTTCATCTTTGAATACTTCGATAGCTTCTTCGGCTTTTTGGAATGTTGAGAAATATATAGCATTCGGTCGTCTTAATTTCCGTTCTATTCCTATGTTTAATTCATTTAAACTATAATTATATGCAATACAATATTTATTGATTTTATCATTTTTCCAATCAGACACAGAAATAACCTTGTCATTTTGCGCCTGCCACTGTCTTAACTGACGGAGTAATCTGTCTGCACGAGCATTGTTCTCGGAAATTATCTTGTCACTGTAATAGTTTCCTGTGCTATAACATTGCTTATCACCTTGGTCATTATCTTCTGTGACTCTCATTATATTATTGTATATATCGACAAGATAATACACGTCATCTTTTTTAACCCTCTCATAGCCTGTTCGGCTTCGTTCCTCAAGCAATCCCAACTTTTTTAACTGCTCAACCAGTCCCAACTCTTTCAGCTGTCCTTCCGATATTTCAGCTTGAATGCTTTTATCGTTCATTTTCAACTCTACTTTCATTACTGTTCCTCCTTAATTTTATTTCGCCTCAATACTCACGCCCTCGTGCGTGTGCCAATACAATTTGTAATGATATGGGTCTGCATGTGTCCCTGTTATATCCTCAACCGCATACATTGTGTATTCGTTTAAATACACATAGTTTTTCTTATACGAATTCTCACCCGTTTTAACAGTTATCACCAATTCGTTAGTTGTATTATTGGATATACTCATATATCCCTCCGCCTCAAGCACGATATTATCTGT